ATACTATACCACAGCGTTTCCCAAGAAGGACTATCTTTAGCCCAATACAAAAAACAATCCTCAGAAATAACAGTCCCAATCATTATTATCCTACCCTCATCAGATAAGGATGGAATAACAGCCTCTGTCATCCACTTTCTATTCTTTGCTCTACCTTCTGGGGTAAAAGCATTTAATTCAGATTCAAAGTCATCTACTATAATAACATTAGGCCTTGTATCCCCCTCGATAAAACCACGGACTCTCTGTCCAGTACCCACCGCAACAATACGGGTACCATTCTTTAATATAATATCAGTTCCAGTCCATCTCTTTGCTGTAGTAGAACTAAAATCTCCAAATATAGATTTAAAGTTATCACTATGTTCTAAGTGGTACTTAATACGAGATAAGAAGTTTATTGATTGAGCTTGAGACTCAGATACAACAACCATAAAGAGATCATCCTCTGGTTTTTTATAAGCTATTTTATATAAAGGGAAGATAAGAGAACAAACAGTACTTTTCGCTGTTCCCCGTGGAGCAGCAATTAAAACACGTTTTGTATCGTCATTCTTTAATTGTTTGTAAATATCCCTATGAAAAGGAGGTGTCTCCTTAGCAAGTGCTTTAGGAAAACAGTATTTACCAAACCAGCCCATATCTCTTTGAAACTCTCGTTTTTCTTTGTCAAGAGCATAGGCTGTTTCGTAATCAGTATTTTTTTCGAGACCTTTTTGGATTATTGCTTCCATTACGTTTTTTCTTGTTTACTCTCTTTTTTTTCTTCTGTTGTCTCTGCCAACTCATTAGTCTCCTCCGTTTGGGTTGCTTTAAATAGTTTCTTCTTCTCTTGAATGTCTGCTAGAGTTGTTTCTACAGTAGAAGCCTCTATTTGTTGAGTGGTAATGATTTTACCCTTACCCTTCATATCATTCATATCCATTAACTTATCTAATACAGTCATAGCTACTTTAGGATCACCTTTTTGACCCATATCTTCTCCATCCCAGTCCATTACCTTATCTAAAACAGCAGCTAATGCTTTTGCTGTATCCATTTTTCCTATAGGAAATTGCTCTACTATTTTATCGAGCTCGTCTTTAGTCATATTTCTAAAGTCCTCCGTTCTCATTGTTTTTCTTATTGCATATCTTTTTGAATCTGGTACATGACCATATACCATTCTTATGGCAGCTTCCTTATTCATTCCAGGTTGTGCCATTAGGTGTGCTAGCTTTTGAAAGGCATCGCTAGTCTTTATAAATTTACCACGATTATTCTTTCCAGAATGAGTATAATTATTCACTCTTCCTTCAGACTTAATCTTACTATTAGTGGATTTAACAAAAGATGGGCCCCATGGATACTTAACATCCAAAACGCCAGTCTTTAGTTCGTTTCTTTTTAAACATATGGAAACTTCCCCATCAGAGGAGATGCCATACTCTCCCTCAGAAACTTTATAAGGGTGTTTATACGACAAACCCAGCTCATCCGCTTCTTCTCGTGAATAAACTGGGTATTCTTTTCCAGATACTATTTCGTATCTCACAAATAAAAGTTACTTACCTCTTTGGGTAAATACACCACGACTTACTGTTTCAACTGCTTCTTCAGCTTTCTTGGTTACCTTTTTAGCAACTTTCTCTACAGTCTTTGCTGTTTTCTTTGTTTTAGCCATTATTGACTCCTTATCTTAAATATTTGTTATAAACTTCTATAAAATGCTCAGGGTCACCAGCTCCCTGCTCTGTATTGTAGTATTTTTTCCAATAATTTGCCATACCTTCAACACTACTAGGCATTCTCTTTGGGACTCTCCAATACTTTAATCTACAGTGTACAATACCTGCAGCTATATTCTTTTCAAGTATTTCTTCCCATTTCTTCTCGTCAAAGTTCTGCCAGTGTTTTATATCCACTACACTAGCCTCTGCACACTTAGCCATTAATTTTGTGCGATGCTTAAGATAATGAGCAAGGTTATCTACAGCGGTAGCCGCCTCTACCTGGAAAAACGATCTTGCGGGGCCATTTCCCATTTGACGTATATATTCATAACGACTCTCAACAATACCCGTTGCAAGAACTAGATTAACTGCAGAGTCAGAGGCAAATTTCTCCCCCATACCCGTACAAACGTCTTTTATGAGGTTTTTCATTTGTTTTAAACTAACCATTTTTTTTGTTTTCCTTTGTTTTATCTTGTTCTTTTAATGCACATCCATTACAATAATAGATATCATTCTTTATCACGGTAGCAGGTTTATTACAAATGACACATCCCATAAGATGTGGCATTAGGTTGTTCTTCCATTAATCCTACCCTTTAAATAAGCAAGATCATCAGTAACATCGTTAAGTTCTTTTACTATATCTTCTCTATGTCTCTGACTAGTATCATCTGACTTATTCCATCTCTCAATTAATTTTATAATAATTCCTTCAACGTTCTCCATAGTTGTCTCTATTTTAGATATATGTACTCTTATATCATCTAAATCTTCATTTTGTGTCTTTTGGCTTTTGATTAGATTCATAATCATCATTACAAATAATGATACTATGATGCCAATCGCACCGTATTCCATATAAACTTCCATCATACCCTGTTATCCTTTTATTCATGGTAGTATTCGTAGCCCATTTATCCATGGGAAAAAACTGAGGGGCCCCTCTAAAACGGTACTTCATTGGAGTCAGAATTTGTACCTGCATTGTACAGGAGTTCGCCTTTTTTACGACTCTCAAAGAGCCCGACGACGTATCTATAGTGATCTTCTCTTCTTTTCTGAGCCAAGAAACCCGTTATTTTTTCCATATCTTTATAAATCTTTTGATAATCTAAAGAATTATCACTCTTAATATAGTCATTAATATCAAAACTAGACAATAAAATTCTCCTTACTTACCTTGACCTCTGTATCTCTTAATATACCGTGACTTAGAGCCTTTATGGCTGTATTTAGTCAGTGTACTTTGACCTTGAGAGGTCTTTTTACCCTGTTTCTTTGGTTTGTAATCTACTAGTGTTTGTCTCATTTAGTCCAAAAGCTTATCTTAAAGAGAAATCTCTTTCTTTTTGCTTATAATTTATATAAGAATATACACTACATGCAATAATCAAGTAAAGCTTTACAGCTTTTTTGGTAAGTGTTACTATATAGCTACATGGGGGATTTTAGGAAAATTTAAAAAAAAATATTTTAGATCAAGGTATCTAATCCTATACCCTTTTTCACAAAATTTTATTTAGATTGGGATTACGTGATATACAGGTTGCTACACCCCTTCGAATTTCACGGCACGGGGTACCTTTGCCGTTGAAATCCTTGTTGTGTTACGCAAGTTAGCCCCCTACAGACCTCTGCAAGAGGTTTGCAGTCTCATATAGTAGCACACTACATATGAGTTCTTCTTAACATAACCATAGGTGAACCAATGGCTGATGCAAAGAATAATGCTAATGATAACATCGTAAACGATGCTACATATAGCAATACTGCAGCAGGCACCACCTTCCGTGGCGACTTTGAACCAGAGCGTGACCGCACTGGCAAGATTGTATATACATCCAATCTCAAAGTACGCACACTGCAAATTGAGCGCACGTTCCCAGCTGTTATCACAGCTAAGACCGTTGCTAAGATTAGCAAAGCTTCTGCGAAGCTTGAGCAAATCCTCAACGTGCAGGAAGGTGTCGACTATCGCTTAAGTGGTGAACCCACTCAGTACGAAGGTACTGATGAGTTACCACCAGCGCAAGTCGCTTACTACAAGCCAGTTGTACTACGAGATTGTATCTCGTTGTCAATGGCATAGTAGCAAGTACCTGCGGGAAATACATAGTAGCACTCGCAAGCTACGGATACTATGTATTTCCTTTTTTTGTTAGTGTATATAGAGTAACAGGGCGTAATAACTGTTAGTAGACACTAGTACACGTATAATGTAATCAATAATCAATAAACAATGGAGTATATTATGAAAAAGAGATCATAATTAGTAACTATCGTAAGGGTAAGCAACCAATGGAAATGGTTGTTATTCAAACACCATCAGGGCTAACTAATAGAAAAGGTGAGCCTGGAATGAATAGTATCACAGTCCATCGTAAAGCTAAAGATAAAAAGGTGAGACATGAAGATTAAGAAAGAATATCCATCTCATATAAGTAAGCCTAAAGTTAATATATGTCCTCATTGTGAAACTTTTACAATGCATTGTGAAAGGATAAGCTAATGGCACGTTCTTATAGTAAATGGCATGAGTATAAAGTACGTTCAGGCTTTAACAAAGAGTCTAAACAACAAAGAGATTCTTGCGTAATGAGTGTTTATAAATATCTACTGGACAATGCTATGATTAGCCATGATGGGCCAGCAGCTAAAAGATATAATGAACTCATTTATCGTAAAGGACAATAAACTATTATCCCAGCGTTGAGATGGAAGCGCTGGGATATAATATCCAAGTAACACTTTATTTTTATTCTCTTGTATTATTTATAATGTTACTTTATATTCATTTATCCAACAATCATCAATTATTCTAAAGGGAGGATAATCATGAGAATAACTACAAAAATGCTGGATTATAAAATTGACCAGCTAAATTCTATTCTAGGATTTTCAAAAGAGCCTTATACTTTTAACGGCTCAAGACTTAAATCAAATCATAATACATATTACATAGCCAAGGCATACGGTGGTTATAGAATTG